TCCAAGGCTGCGATGATGAGCTCAGCCCCCTCCTTGATGGGAGAGAGACCCTGAGAAGACCGAATGTCGGCCATCGATTCAAGGTCCCTCGCCCAATACGGGAGAGGAACGTCTCCATAGGCGCTCGGCTCCAGCACCTGTTGGGCATCGGCCAACGTGCCCTTCAGTAGCTTGGCTGGGGTGGTCACTGCAGCAACGACCAGGCGAGGTCCGGCCGGCATCTTCCCGTAGAGCCGGCCTTTGTCTGCTTCAAGCTTGTCCTGCTTGTATGCATCGGTCTTCGCCTTAGCTTGCATAGCAAAGAGGCCTCCACACGTGACCAAGAGTCTCTTGTACTCGGCCTCCGGGTGGGTCCCGAGCCTCTCATTCTGCAGCAACAGGGCTGCGATCGCCATGGCCTTCTCAATTGCCTCGGGATCGCTGCCCTTTCCGCATACGGGCAACCCGAGTCCGGCCTTCTTGGGCACCTTGACGACACCTGCATCAGGGTCGTCTTCGTCGGTACGAAGGGGCCAGGGCCGCATGAGCGTGTCCGGGCGCTTGCCCAAAGTACGCCATCCGGACCTGGACCAGGCAAGGTCGGCCTCCAGCCTAGTCACAGCCTTGATCTTCTGCAACTTGTGGTTGATTGCCGTCTTCACCCTTCCCATCGTGCCGTCAGTGCCCATGGCGACGAAGAACTTGTTCCTCGCCTCCGCGAAGACCTCATCCCTGGGAGGCAGCCGATAACTGCGGAGACCATAGGACTGGGCAGGACGAGCGTCGTAAAACTCATCAAGAGAAATCGTCACTCCCCCATCCATCCTGATCTCCGTGTCAGGGAACATCTCGATGGCCTTGGCTTGCGCCACGGCCCCCGCGAGGCTCGACCTGGCATAAGCCATCTTGCCACCTCCGGCCAGGAAGAAATCCCTCTTCTTCACGTTCTCGTTCACGATCAAGTGTTCATACCTGTCGATCCGGATAGTACGGGCAGCGCGAATGTAGGGACCTTCACAGACACCGGCGTATACGTTCTTCAGACTCCATCTGTCTTTGCGTGCCTGTTGCGCCGCTAAGTAGGCGTCCTTGCTGTCAAAAGCTCGGGCGTCAACGAAACGGGAAACACCAAGGATCTTTCTGAGCTCCGGGCTCATCGTCGGGGCGATTTTCTCTGCTCTGGGACCAATTGGATTCGACATGCTGATATGATTGGGATTCTGAAGTAATATTCATGCAAACAAGGTGGTGGTGGTATGCCGCTCCGGGCCTCCGTCTTGGCAGATTGCCTTCTGCGTCAGGAAGAATCCACATCGGTCACGGAACGAGGAACTTGCTATGACCTCGCTCTCATCGGAGTGTAAC